ATACATGGCTAGAGGTGTTCCTCTTTTTATTGTAAACTCACCATACTTTTTTAAAAGCATTTGTTGATTTATTTCGTGGTGTATATCTGTCCATATAATACCTGGTTGTACTTCAAATAAAGGGTTAAAGTCATAATGCATTGGCAACTGCCACATAGACCAACCTGGTGGAGTTTTAACTCTCCAAGGACAAGCAGGTTTTAAAACCATACTTGAATTATCTTTGACATGTCCTGGAATCCAATCTCTATATTGACTATCACCGTGACTTGTAAATTGAAATATTTTCTCTGGCGAAGCCCATTTAAACTCACCATTATTAACCGATATATTTACATCACACCATAAAGGTACAACAAAACCTTGTGACATGTATTCTGGTAAGGCAGGACAATTTTTAACAGTACCTTTGTCGCCAGTTTTATTTGTGATCATTCGTTCAACTCTTTTCCACCAATCAGGTATAACCTCTTTTGCTGGTAAAACTGGTACAACTTTTTCTAGTCCTTCAATTGTAGACCACCATTTGATTACAGGTTTTTCTTTTTGTTTCCAAAAGGTAAACATTATAAATTACACCATAAAAATTTAGGTATTCCACCATTAGGTTCAAACACCTTGTTTTTGTTTTGAAACTTTACTAACTTGAAAGCGTCTTCTTCAAAAAAGTATTCTGCTATCACATTGTTAGTTGGTTTCTCAATAACTTGCCATATAATATCTTTTTTCTTTTTCTTCATCTTCTTTATATATGATAGTTGTGGTTGTTCATTGTTAGGCCTTTTATCTCCTCTATGAAACTTAACCTTTTGTGTTTTCTTTTTTACCATTATAATTTAAAAATTTTCTGACCATCTAATCTTTTCTTTAAAAAGTCTTGTAAAGTATGTGCATTAAATTTACCATACCTACTATACATACGAAATAACCCTTTTACTTTTTTACCTGATTTACATTTTGCATAATGTTTTTCTAATAAACTTCTACTTATTTTATCAGTAATTTTTACTTCTTTATAGTCCTTTACTTTGATAGGATTATTCAACTCTTTATTGAAAAGAATATTATCAGCTTCTCTATCATATGAATTTTTACCGTCTTCAAAATGATTTAAAGAAACATCTTTTTTTCTACCAGGTCCTTTGATGAATTTTGTTTTACCTGTTTGTATGTGGTCTATAATTTTTGGCATTATAATTTAAAATCTGAAAATTTATCATATGCTTGTTCAGGTGAAGGCATACTTTGATTTTCTTTTGTTTGGTTACTATCTACTATATTCTGTGCTGAGTTTTCAACATCATATAATCTCATCTTGGCCTTATCTACACCAATTATAAATGCTCTATTCATACCAGGATCATTATATCTATTCTTTAATTGTTTTACTTTCATTTGACCAAGTGTTTCTAGTTCGTCATTTGACATTAAAGCAAACATGAAGTCAGCAGTTGCTGGTAGACCAAATGATTCAGATGTATCTTCTAAACCAATATCTGTACTCACAAAACCAGTTCTAGTAGTTTGTGTGGCACTAAAGATTGGCACATCAAACTCTACAGCAAGACCTCTTAATTCTTCGGCAATTGCTTTGATATAGAAATAAGATGATATGTTACCACCTTTAAATCTACTTGAAGCACATATGTTAAGATAATCTATAAAGATAACTTGTGGTCTAAAACTTTTCTTTAATGCTAATTCATTTAGTAAGGCTTTAAAGTGACCAGCATGAGCAGAGGCAGTTGGATATTCTTTGATGATTAATTGACCAGATGTTTTACTTCTTAACTTACTCATCTTACCGTCATACAATTCTTTTGGCAAATTGTGTAGATCATCAATAGTAACATCCATTAAGTTAGCGTCTATTCTTTCAGCAATTCTTTCTTCAGCCATTTCTAAAGTAATATATAATACATTCTGACCTTGACTTAAAAAGTTAGAGGCACAATGACACATAAACAAAGATTTACCAACACCTGTACCTGCTAAAGCAATATTCAATGTTTTACTTGGTACACCACCTTTTGTAATTTTATTAAAGAAGTTTAAATCAAAAGGATATCTTTTTTCTTTTGTATGGTACCAATCAAATCTTTTTTCAGCGTCATTAATATAATCATGTCCTATATGGTTATCAAATGAAACGGCAAGAGCGTCTGATAAAATACTTGGTATTGCTTCTGGCTGTTGTGTTTTATCTTTACCATCTAATATCTTAATGCCAGATAATACGGCATTATGTACAGCTCTGTCTTTACAAAACTTTTCTGTTGTATCTAACAACCATTGTAAATCAGATTGTTCATTTACAAAACTATTTACAAGTTCTTTTACTAACTTTAATTCATCTTCGTTAATATCTTTTCTATTACCAAATTCAATTAGTATAGTTTCTTTTGTAGGTAAATTTTTATAGTGTTGAACAAACTTGTCAATTTCTTCATACAATAATCTTTCAGTTCTATTTGTAAAGTAATCTGTTTTTACAAAAGGTAAAGCTTTACGAGTAAAGTCTTCGTTGTAGAAGAAGTTGCCTAGTATTGTAAGTTCTATTCTATCAGACATAATGTAAATAACTTCCTATAATATATTTTGGTTCTTTAATTGGCATTGTACCAGCATGTTTGTGTGTCCACAATGGTGGAAACATTAACATCTTCCCTGCTTCTGGTCTAACATTTATACCATACTCTCCAAAGGAAGTCAACCCTCCTTCATTGTCGTTTAGATATAGAAAGAATACTAAAAATCTTTTGGCACTGGCATAGTCCATAACATCAACATGTTCTTTAAACTCATCTCTATTATTTACCTCATACTTCTTTATTCTAATATGTTCCCAACCAAACTTTTCTGGCCAGTTATGTGTGATCTTAAATTCTTCAGCAAACTTGTCTATGTAAGGTCTCATAGAAGTATAGATTATTTTAACATACTCTGACCAATCATCATGTAAGTTTAGATTTATTTCTGTAAACGATCTATGGTTTTCTAACTCTGTTTTTTGCCAATGTTGTTTACTATCTTCAAACTTATCAATTATATGTTGACACTGTTCTTTTGTCAATACATTATCATATGTTTTAATATACTTACTTTCCAAAATTTACCTTACCCTCTTTCAATTGTTGTTCAACAATCTCTACTAAAATATCACCAATATGGTTTTTGAAATCTTCCGACTTGACATCTACATTTTTTGGATTTAACATAACATCATATGTAAATCTTAAAGGTACATCACCTTTTTCTGTAGGCTCTGGTTCAAAAGCGACCTTATCGTATTTGTAAATTACTTCTTCGTATTTACCCGAAAGTAATTTAACACAACTAAAGTCATCACCCTCACGCTGAGCAAAGGCGTATCTTTTAGTCTTCGTCTGATCCGTATGTGAATTTTTGTTTGGCATGTTCATCAATCTTATCTAATACTTCCTTTGTAAAATACTTGTCAGGATTTTCATTGATGTTTTTACCAAATACTTTAGAACCATCTGGTGTTTCGTATCTTGTAGATACTTTTTTAAATATACCAGCTGCTTCTCCAAGTTCTAATAAACCATAGTGTTTATCTAAACCTGTTTTGTATGTTAGTCTAACATCAATCATAGCGTTTTCTTTTGTTAACCTTGACTTATAATTTTTACAATGAATAATATTACCAACTACTTCCGTACCGTCTTTTTCTTTACGCTTACTTAAATAGATGATTGACGAGGCAGCGTACTTTAAACCAGAACCACCACCCATTTCTTTTTGAGGGAACATAGAACCAATAACATCATATGTGTGATTGGTCATTATCATAGGTATATTTGCTTTACCTAATTTAAGTGTTAAAACTCTAAATGTTGACTTGACTATTTGTGATCTAGTCATATCTCTTGTTTCTTTACCAGCGGCTGTATCTTCCATTTCTTTTGTAGTAGATAACATACCTAAACTATCAAGTACAAACATCAAAGGCTTTCTACTTCCTTCTGGTTGTTCCAAATACTTGTCTATAATTTTGATAGATTGGTTTCTAAATTCTTGTACAGTAGCAACAGGTACGATTACCATTCTAGTAGAGTCTACACTTCTACTCTCAATCATACTCTTTGATATGGCACTTTCTGATTCAAAGTAAATCACACCAGCGTCTTTGTCTTTATCTAAAAATGCTTTTACAATTCCTAAAGCAAAAAATGTTTTACCTGTAGCGGCTTCACCAGCGATTGCTGTAATTTTATTTGCTGGCATACCACCGTAAATACTACCAGAT